AGTCCCTTTGATATAGATGAAGGCTCTCCAGTCAGTTTGAATTTTTCCTCTGGTACATTCAGATCATTGACAATAATCTTTTTTATTTCAGAATCAGATCTCTCTGCATATGCGCGAGATATCTTACGAAAAGAAGAAGCAAATGCATGAGGAGAGATAGCTGAGAATGAATAAACCTGTGTATGCTGACCAGATCTACCATAAAGAGGATACTCAGTTACAAAGAACTTAAGATCTAATACTTCCTTCGACTCGTTTACTGTAAAGTTCGTCTTTCTCTCAAGCTTTATCCGTATAGTTTCTTGGCCCGTGATTGGGAATTCTTCAAAGAAATTTGTCGAATCCTTTACACTAAACTTTGCAACTAAAGTGTTTGAATATAAACTCTCTGTAATAGAGAACTTAATAACAATGTTTTTAATTTGCTTCGCAACACCTTTATAGTTCGTGATCTCGATCTCTTTACAGTTAAAGCTATCAGGTGTGAGAGCCTTTTTTGAACCCTGCTCGAGAACGTTTTGATTTGATGCTGACATTATGAATTAATAAGTTCTTTATATCTGTCAACAAAAGAATCAATAACATTCTTCCGAATGACTCTAATTTTTCTAGACTCAAAGTTTTCCTCTTCTTCGTGTTCTAAATACGAAACACTGTTAGATACAGGATCTGGTCTATATATTGTATATGATCCAATAGTATATGTATTGGTATATGTATTAGATAGCTGGTCTATAATGTTGCCCTTTGTAAAACTGGAATACTCAGGAAGATATTCTTGTAGCTGACCTCTGAAGTATGGTTCGATTTCGAGTTCACCGAGATCATATTCTAAATTGTATGCTTGATATCCTGAGATGATACTATTATCTTCTCTATCTGCGTCTATGTAATGCTTCGCTGCATTAAACGATTTTGGATGTATAATCCTTGGTTCGAATATGATTTTAGTAAAGCGTTCGTTGTAAAACAATTCATAGTATTCAAGAGTGTCAAACTTTATTTCATCTTCACCTTCTGGAGTAAAGTTAGTATATTTTATAAAGGTTTTAAACTCGGTTGGATGATTCCGTTCAGCCCACGAATATATATCTTTTAGCCATTGTAATCTATCTTTCTCATAATCTTCAAACGCTTCAACATCTCCATCAATATACGGATTCTCTTGATATCTTATAGAAAATGTTTCTTGCTGAAAGAATGTGGGATTAGATACATCATGTACCCAAAGCTGCAGTGAATTAATATCGAACTTGAGAATAGATGCTGTATTGTTATTACCGTCAACTATGTCTACCTTATCTAAATTTAAACCTCCAAAATAATCGATATGTTCAATAATTTCTTCTCCTTCGAAAGAAAGTTTTTTCTGAACGGGAGCAAAGACCATAACAGAATACTCTCCGTACTCTTGATCAATCCATTCTCTAAACTGATTGTATTCCATCGGCCATGAATTAAGGCCAGACTTCAACGTATCATTTGCTACAAAGAATGTCCAATAATAATCTGGTGTACCGTATAACCTACTCGAAACAGTATCAGGTCGTTCACCGTTTTTAATTTCATAATACGTGTACGTCGAAGCATCATCGATTAAAACATCGTTAACGTCAACATGACGGTACATATCAACGACGTCATTAATAATACCATCTGCAGCAGTATCATGTTTTATGATTGGAAATTGTTTGAAAAAAGCCATAGTTTAATCTCCTCCTTCTCCAGTCGTTTCGGAATTAGCAGGGTTGTCAACTGCTGGTGTTATACTAGATGGTTTGCCTTCAATAATACCTCTATCTGGTGACTTCTTAATTTGCATCATATCGTTTCTATTCAATACTCTTGTTTCTTGGAATGTCAATGATATATCAACTTCAGTAGGAGCATTATCTGAGAAGTACATGTTTGAACTTGAATTAAAAGTTGTTCCAACACTTGTTAAATAGCAAGACCAAATTCCAGGGAGGTATTCGTTCTCTACCATCGATGAGTCTTTAAATTTAATTGTCCATGGAGCTGGGTATGATAAGAATAAATTTGAATTTTCTGAATTTAGATCTGCATAAGAAAAGTATCTAAACGTCTGATGTATCTTTTGGATGAGTTTAGAATCTGCTTCGCTCTTCGCAACCAATTTAAATGTAAACGAAAATGTACGAATGCCGTTACCTTCGAATGTTGTATTAGTATTCGGATTAGTTATTGTTTTTGAACTAAACTTAATGTAATCTCCTATAGAACCTGGTATATATTCTGCTGCTAGCATTTCTTTCGCTTCTGCAACCGCCGCACCCATCGAAGTTAAAATATCAGTAGGTGCTCGACCTCCTTCTAATAGCGCTTGGCCAATCTTTGCTCCTGCACCGCTCAAGTTAATAGTGTTATAGTTAGAAGAATCACTAAAGACCAAACTTGAGGTAACTGGCAAATAGATTGTATGAAACCCAGTACCAGGCTTTTTTTCTCCTGCAGCATCTTGGCCAGGAGAAGGATTTCTTTCATGCGCAGTAAATTCTATTAGAGGTAAGTTTTTATTGCTTTCTGCTCGAAGATCAGAAGGATATGTTAGTAACGCATTACCGCCTCCTCCATCAGAAGCATCTGATTGACCCATCAAGTTTGTATACTTTCCAGCTTGACTTCGAACACTTCCTAATGCACTATTGACAAAACCTTTTGCCCTTTTTACCGTAGATCCAATATTGCCGATGTTTAAACTCATTGTAATTCTATTTATAACAAAAGAAATGAGATAAATCCCAAAAAGATAAATAGAGAAGTATGGCATATAGCGGAAGATATACAGTAAAGAATCCATCTAAATACGATGGCGATCCAACTAAAGTAGTGTTTAGATCTCTTTGGGAGAGACAGACTTTTAAGTGGATGGACGATAATCCTAATGTGATCAAATGGCAATCAGAAGAGACTGTTATACCATATCGGTGTAAGACAGACAATAGGATTCATAGATATTTTATGGATATAAAGATGGTGACAAAGGATAAGACGTTTCTTATCGAGATAAAACCAAAGTGTCAGACAAAGGCACCAAAAGAACCCAGCAGAAAGACTAAACGATATATCACTGAAGTTATGGCGTATGTTAAGAATACCTCAAAGTGGGAGACTGCTGAGTCATACTGCGCTGACAGAGGCTGGGAGTTTGCAATTTGGACAGAGGAGACGCTACGCGACATGGGAATTAAAATCCTTGGCGCAAAGAAACCAAAGAGATTAAAGAAACTAAAGAAAAAGTGACAGCTGAAGATTTCACTCTCTAAGCTTAGACAAATAGTATAAATAGATGTATGGCCGTATCATTCATCAGTAAAGTTAAGAAAGAAGCTTCAGCAGCTGGTATTAAAAATAATACTAAGAAGTCGCTAAAGTGGTTTCGTGAGAAACTGAGATATATGACAGGCATCAGTAGAACAAAGGTTCTAAAAGATGAAGCGCTAAAGAAAATAAATGCTCCTCTCGTTGGAAGAATGTTTATGTACTTCTATGATCCGAAGAATAAAAAGACTTTGCCGTTCTACGATAGATTTCCTCTTATCATTATGGTTGATAAAGCACCAGGTGGTTTTTACGGATTGAATCTACATTACTTAGATCCTATTACACGAGCAGCATTCTTCGATAAGCTCCTTAGCTATACTAACAATAAGAAATACGATAAGACCACTAAGTTGCGGTTGTCATACGATCTTCTAAAAGGAATGTCTAAGCTCAAAGCCTTCGCACCATGCTTTAAACATTATCTAACATCTAATATTAAATCACAGATCACTGAAGTTCCAGCAAGTGAATGGGAAGTTGCTATCTTTTTACCAACTGAACAATTTGTTAAGAGCGACAAAGCAGGTGTCTGGAAGAATTCTAAATCTATAATCTAATGTCATTATTTACAGATATCGCAGATACACTTTCTCCAGGATCTATTGACGATCTGAAAGCAACGATAGGCAAACGTGGAGGTATTGCAAAGACAAATCGCTTCGCTATCTTTATGTCTCCGCCTGATTCATCGTTGTTAAATATCAATATACAAGATATCGGTATTAGTCTTATCTCTGGCACATTCAATGCGAAGTCTCTTGTTAATGACCCACGAGATATCGGATTATTGTGCGAAAGCTGCTCTATACCAGGTAGACAAATCCAGACAATGGAGCACTCACACTTTCGGAACACAGTAAAAGTTCCAAATAATTATATCAACGAAGATATAACATTTACATTTCTTTTGACTAATGACTATTACATGAAGAAGATGTTTGATAAGTGGTCTGAATTAATAATTGATCCAGAGTCTTATAAATTAAATTACAATGCAGAGTACCAAAGAGATATTACTATTCAGCAATTGAATGAAAAGAATATCCCTGTTTATGGAATTAAATTGAAGAACGCTTATCCGATAGGTGTTCAATCTATAGAGTTGAGTAATACTGGTGAAAACAGTATACAGAAGTTATCAGTTACGATGACATATGAAGATTTTGAACCAGAAGGTGGATTGTCCTCCGCACTTTCTGGAATTAAAAACGCGATAGGAGGAATAACCAGATTATTATAGCATATTATGCCATTACCAATATTAGAAGCAGCAAAGTACACAACAGTAGTACCATCTACGAATGAAACAATTGAGTTTAGACCTTTCCTTGTAAAGGAAGAGAAGATTCTAATGTTAGCACAAGAGTCTGATAATCCTTCACAGATCATCGGATCTCTTAAACAGATTATTGAAGCATGTACATTTGGTTTAATTGAGCCAAGCGCATTGACAACATATGATCTAGAGTATCTGTTCCTTCAGCTGCGAGCGAAGTCTGTCGGCGAAACATCAGATATTATATCTAAATGCCGAGAGTGTGAAGCAGAAAATCCTGTCGAAATTAATCTTTCAGATATTACAGTAAAATTTCCTGAAGAAGAACTAAACAATAAGATCGAACTAACCGACACTATTGGTATTATTCTTCGTCCTATCTCTATTGGCAAATCAGAAGAACTTTCAAAGCTCTCAGCTAATGACGAAACTCTTACTCGATCGATCGGAGCATGTATCGAATCTATCTATGACTCAAACGGAGTATATATCGCAGATGATACATCAGAGAAAGAGATGGGACAATTTATTGACTCTCTTACACACGATCAGCTACATAAGATTCAACATTACATCGAGAATCAGCCAGAATTAAAAGAAGTGCTAAAGTTTAAATGCAAAAAGTGTGGACACGATAACGAAGTTACTATTTCGGGTCTTTCCTCTTTTTTCTAATATGCCTTTCTCATGAGTCTCTAGCTAACCATTATCAAACGAATTTCTCAATGATGCAACACCATCAGTACAGTTTAACGGAATTAGATAATATGCTTCCATGGGAAAGGCAAATCTACGTATCTCTTCTTCACGAACATATTAAAAAAGAAAACGAACGAATAAAAAAGCAAAATGGCTAAAAAACCTACAACCCCTATAATTCCTAATGAGCTAATTGAAGCGCTCAAATCGAAAAAAGAGGAAAATGAAAATTCAGAGCGCTTGATTAAAATCAACAGCGCGATTGCTAATAAACAGCGCGATCTTACTGAGATTCAAATAACACAATTAGTCGCGCTAAGAGATACCTTAAGTTCAGACACTTTAACTACATTAGAGGAAAAGAGAGAGGCCAATTCTGTCGCTGAAGAAACACTTAGTCTATTGAAAGATATTGCAAGTAATACTGAAGAAGATAAGTTTGACATTAAGCTTAAAGGCGGTATAGTTAGTAAAATATTATCTCTTACATCAGGGTTATTAATCGGATTTACATCAGGGTTATTTCAAGGCATCATAGAAAGCGTTAAGTCGTTCAAGTTCCCCACGTTTAAAAAGATATCAGCAAAGTTGTTTTCTCCGATCATACGCGTATTTGAAGCTCTAGCAGATATCAAAAAGAAGCTCAGTACTGGCCAATTCCTAAAGGGAGATACTAGGAAAATCTTTGGTGCTAAAACGATAAAGGGTTTACAGCGAATATTCAAGTTTATTGACAACGTAGGTAAATGGGTAAGATCTGCAGGTAAATCAATCAAAACATTCGGGTCGATATTAAAAGGTGGTCTTGCAAAGTTATTCAGTCCTATTATAACATGGTTCAAAAGCCTAAAAGGTGTACTTCTAGAGGTTAAAACATTTTTCTCCTCTGCCAACGCAAAACCTAGTTTGCTTAGTAAAATTTTAACTCCTATTAAAAATGTGTTAGGAATGGCGAAGAAGTTTAAAGGAATATTCATGAAGTTAGGTCGTTTATTCGGGAAGTTATTTGTGCCATTTACCATCGTGCTTTCAGTATTTGATGGAATCATGGCAGGGTTAAAAGAATTCAAAACTTCAGAATATGACAATATCTTTATGAAACTCCTTGATACCGCATTCGCTTTCCTTGGAGGCGTAGCAGGTAGTTTCATTGGTGGTATAGTTGATATGGTAAAAGGTGCATTCTCATGGGTCGCTAAAAAACTAGGATTTGACGGTCTATCAGAATGGTTAGATAGCTTTAGTATTGAAGACATGATAAAAGAAGGGATGGCTAATCTTTTAGATATGCTTGATATGCTTTTCACAGATCTAGTTCCAGCACTAATCGCTGGTGTTGCAGCTGCAGTTACACCTGGTGGCAAATCGTTCAGCGAAGCGTTCAGCGACAGTATGACCGGGGGAGATAGCGACGAGAAAACTTCTTATGGTTCGCTTTCTGAAGATGAACAACAAACATTTAAAGACTTAAATAGCCAAATTCAAACTTTACGAGTGGATCGGTTTGACAATAATAAAGCTCTTCAAGAAGGTGATACTGAGGGAGGTCTGTTCGGATTTCAATATGACCGAGCAGATAAGCTTCAAGAACAAGATCTTATAATGAAATCGCTGCAAAAGGAACGCAATAAACTTGCGATGAAGATGCAGGCAGTGAATAAACCAGCAGTCACTACAGGTGCTCAAATGGAAGCAATGCAAGATGATACTCTAGGTGCTAAAGCTCAATCTGCTGCAGCTAAAATCACTTCAGTTGTAACAGATTCATCATCGAAGGTAAACAATAGCATCACTAAAGTTAGTAACATTGGCCAACACTTCGATCGTACAAACAGTTTAGCAATGGCACAATAAAAAAGGGAAGCAGATTTCTCCGCTTCCCTTACTTATTCTAGATCAGAAGGTTTCTAGCCTTGTTGGGCTAGCTTAGCAAAATAGCTAAGTGTATCACCATCATCCTCTGTGTCTAGGCTTACATCACTCTGAGCGGGAGCTGCGACTGCCGCAGGTGCATCGACCTTCACCTCACGAGTTTCGTTAAGCTCGACTTGTGTGTCAGTCGAAAACGTGTTAGCTAGTTGTTCTTCACCGAGAACTTCGTATAGCTTCTTCTTTAGGTCAGCGTACGACTTATAACTTTCTTGGTTAATGAACTCATTCAGTCCATTAAGCTTCTCATAAATCGCTTCTAACTTTGCTTCTTCACCACCGAACAATTCAGTCTGAGAATCGAATTCAGACTTATCATAGTTACGATAGCCTTCGAAGTTGCGAATCTTCAGTTTGAAGTTTGCTCCACCCCAGAAATCGAATGGATTAACTGGCTTCTCATCTTGGAACTGTGGTTGCATAACATCCATTACCTTGTCCATGATCTTCTTACCGTACTTATAAAGGAATACTTTACCTTCATTTTGTGGGTTAGCAGAGTCAGAAACAACGAGGATGTTAGAGACATGGTGCAGACGACGCTTACGCATACGTGCAGTTTCCTTGTCTTCTTCTCGACCAGAGTTCCATAGCTGTGTATTCATCTCACTGACTGGATCGTTTTGACCAATAGAGGTGAGAGAGTTTTCGATATACCAACGACCAGTTGGACCCTTGAAACCATGATCCCAATATTTGATCCATGGAAGATCTTCACCTTTGCCTGCTGGAAGGAAGCGAATGATCGCATAACCATTTCCAGCTTTGTCAACGGTTGGTGTCCAGAAGCGATCGTCACCGTATGATTTCTTTTCGGTATCTTTCGCTGCTGCGTTAATTAGTTTATTGATCGCTGCTGAGCGATTTTGTTTTAGTTGTTCGAATGACATATTATTTTTAGTATTGCGTTGTATTTTAGTATTGCGTTGTATTATTGCTACCAACAAACTCTATATTATACTGATTAGGCTCATTTGTAAACAACATAATCAATTGATTACGGTATTTGTTTTCATCTGAGGCAATGAGTGGAATAATGAACTGTTGGTATTTTTCGAGTGTAAGAAGAGTACCTTTAACAATACCTAATGGATCGTTGAGTATACTCTTCAGGCTTTTGATAAACTTTACGAAATGATCTATAATCGCTACAGTTTCTGGGGAAATCTGTTGGCTCATAAAGAGATTAAGTAGAAGGTTATCGGTTTTGTCGGAGTTTGCTTTACAGACTCCATCAAAGGTAAGGTTGTATTTATACGCTATTTCGCGGATTAGTTTTGTCTCTCTTTGGAAGTTATAGAACATTGATTGACGATAGGTATCTCGAGTGGTATGAGATTCCATTTCCATTTCACCGATCCACATGTTCTCAGCCATAATGTTATCAGCAAAGAACATCTTCAAATCTTTCTCATTCGTGAACTTCTTCGAGATACGTTCAAAGAAGTATCGATCTTTCCTCCTCTCAAAACTCTGCATCTTTACGTTAGACTTAAAGTTATATGCGAATGCGTTATAACCTTGCTGCGTAAAGTGCAATCGAATTGAGTTGTATAGGGAATATGCTTGAAAGCCAGTCATTAAAATAAGTATAAAGTAGTTCTCTTGATGATATTGCGGTCTATTGATTAGACATCCATAGGATTGCCTTCACGTGTACAAACACAATCCATACAAGGGCAATCCTCAAAGCATTGATAACACTCTTCACCATTGACATCATAATAGATTGGTTTAACGTATGGTGGAGGAGCTGGATTGATAATCTCTTCCATCTTATTGATTAATTCTAGCACCTCATCGGAACATTCAATATCACCTCTGCCGATACATATATGAATAGCATCTAATGCAATTTGTGCTTCCGCCTTATTTAAAGTAGTATCCATTAAAATAAGTATGAAGTAGTTCTCTTGATGATGTTGCGGTCCATTGCTTCTGCTTCAAGTTTACTCTTCAGTGCACCTTTTACAAGCTTGGCCATATCCTCAGGATCGATTTGTTTTTCTTCACATAGATGGCAAATAGCTTCAGCATACGACATCTTATCCTTATGGACGAGGACCTCGGTCTGCAGCGCTAATTGTTCTCTCGTGATAGACATTTTGATTGTTACTTTGCTTCGCATTATAGTACCTTTAGGATGAGTGTTTGATCGTTGATTCGACCGTTTGCTTCTTTACGTTTAGTTGTGAGAGCATCGATGATCTTGTCTCGTTGCTTATCAGTCTTTGTTACGACTGCGCTAATAATATCAGAAGGTTTACGAAGTGACATAGAGTAACTCAGCTTCTCATCGAAGCCTTTAATCGAGGTTCCTTTCACACTAAATCCTTCAGTGGACGAACATTCGAATACAGTCAATCGTCGATACTTAATATTGAATGCGTATAGCTTCCTAGCTCCAGGGATATTTGCTGGTGACATAGAAGTAACAGCATATTCATCTGACTCAGTCAAGTAGTTGAGAGACTTCACTTGTCGATCAGCGCTCTGAACTTTCTTCTTTCGTGGCTTTCGAGCATTAGTATTAGTAGCTCTGAACTTAGAGATTTGCTCCTCCATTTTAGTGAGCTCTTTAATACGAGAACGAATTCCTGGTTTTGTCAGATATGAATAACCCTCAGCGCTGTCAGGATCACCCTCAAGAGCTTCAGTCAATTCTGTCTTATATCTACCTAACCATTCTTCTACATACTTCAAACCAGCAGCTGGAATAGTGTACTGCTTAAGGAGAGAATATACGTTAATTCCCTTCACCTTCGGCTCAGAATTAATCCAATCGTCGAGCATCCAATCAAGCTCAGCACATACAGTACTGACTACCTTGTTCTTCAATCGCTCGATAGGGCTAATATTGTTAGTATGCTTATTTGAATCAGCTGCATCAGGAGTATCAACAATCTTTACATAGTTCGCGAGTAGAGAAGTAATCTCAGTCTTGACGTGTGTGAGGTCGTTGTGTGGCTCTGTGATATTATATCCTGGCTTGTCGTTATAGTACTCCATATAACCATCGCATGTAGGCAACATACCATTATTAAGAGCACGGCACAATTTGGATGTGGTAACAGAAGGTTGTGTATCTCTTAAGCTTTTGATGTACTTAATCTCTTCCTTCTTGTATCCGTTATTCTTCATCCACTCAAGAGCAAAGGCTTTAAGATCTTTCGCACTGAGATAATAGTTATAGAAACCGAACATACGATTTCGATTCTCCATAAATTTCACAGCGTCCCAATTCTTACAATCGTCCCATCGTGGTTCTTCTCCAGTGTATTTAGAATCGCAAGCGATAACACGGTTATATTTGTCAAGTACTTTAGCCATAATAATTAGTATTCGTTTTTGTCCACAAATTGGTCTGCGGTGTATTTAGTGAGGAGTTCAAGTTCTTCGCCAATATCTTCTTTGCTCGCAGCCTTTGGTGCGAAGTCAACATAATCGAGAGCTTCTTTAGATACTGCTTTCTTTGGGATTCTACCTCGAGCTGGAAGCCCAAGCTTTTTGCGATTTAGTTTCTTTACTGTTTTCTTGATAAAGGCGAGTCGTTGTTTTTCTGTCATATTGGATATTATACTATATATTGGTTGATTTGTAAATGTTTAAATGTCTTGTCTAATCGTCATGGAAGTTGATCGGAGGGCCTCGGAAGATGCGTCCTTCAGTATAGGTTTCTGAGTCATCGATGTGTGCAATTCTGAAACTACTTAAAGAAGATGTGTCTTCCGATAGAGGTTGTTCGGGTGAGGCTTGATGCCCAATATGGTTCGTCGATGTATTCTGCATAATAGTGATCTGCTCCGTTTGTGAAGTTACTGATTTGTGCGGTGTCAACAATCTTCATTGCCTCGTGCCAGCGTGGGTGATTTTGTGCTTTAGCGATATTCGTATCAACATCGTTTTCATTCCAACACGAGAATTGCCATGCTTGAAGGCAAACAGCCGACATTGATTTGTTTCGTTTCATTGATCTGTTATAGACCACTTCGTGCACCGACTCCATCGCTCCTTTAGAGTATTCTCCTCCTGCTTCGAGGATCAGAGTAGATGCAACTACATCACGATCTGAATAAGAGAATGCTGTGCTGCTAAGAGCTATGAAGAGTGCAGTGTATAGTTTCATAATGTGCGTGTCTTAATTGATGAGTTCAGAGATTAAGGCCATGGCCAGTAAAATAGCCAAGAAGATATACGAGTTAAGGAAGGTAAAGATTGGTTTCATATTAAAATTTTACCCCCATCTTGGTAAGCTCTACTCTGAGCTGTTCGTCGCTGTGAGCTGTTCGGCCGTTAGTGAGCACATACCGAGTGAAAACCGCGAAAACCGCGCGGCCAGTAACAAGTGGTCTATCGGCCGTTTTGAATGCGATTTGGTGACGCATTGAACCGTGGTCGCGATTGTCAGTCACGCTCTTCACTCGGTATGTGCCATCTTCAGCACGATAGATCTCGTTAAGAGTCTCCCAATGTTCGCATACTACTGCATCTGCACTGACCAATTCCTCTCCACGAATATACTCTTCAGAGTACTCGTTAGAGTGACCAATCAGGCCGCGAATCTCTTCGAGAGACTCAGCCGAGGAGAGAAGTGACTTGTCAGTCACGATGTATACTGAGCCACCTTTTGGCTTCCAATGTTCGCCGTAGCTCTCCATGCGTTGAGTGTTAATAACGAGCTTGACGCCGAGAGTCTGAGTGAGTGTATTTGTCATAATAATATTTAGTCTCTTTATTGGTTGGTTATAGATCTATTATACCATATTTGAGCATATATGTACATAGGTAGATATAGTTGACTATCAGTTACTTGTGCACTTTGACATATAGAACGTGAAAAAATCACAAATATGTGTGCCTTATTGGGTTTTGTGTTTATCAAAGTAAAAGATTTCGTGATTTATTGTAATCTCGTTTACATCCACGTCACTCCACTTGTCCTCTGTCTTTATAAAGTCTGCGATTATCTTTCTGAATTGATCCTCAGCGATATTCACATCCATATGCATGCTTTCTGTGTCAGAGTGTGCATTTCCCGTTATATTTATTTTCATAATGTGTGCGCCCTACTGGGCTGTTAGTGGTTATCAGAGAGAATGTTCAGTGCGTGCTCATATTCTGGCAGGTGGTCGTTCTCGCATGGTTCGATTGCGTCTATTAGTCCACGCAGCGCGTCTTCTAATTCCGCACTCAAGCAGTAGAGATTATCCACGGTCTCGTTTTGGTCGGGAGATTTGAAAAATGCGTCAAATGTCCTTGGTGGCGTTGATATTCTTTCATTCATAAGTTATTTGCGGCACGCCTACTCTATTTGTTATGCTTTGCGGATTCGGACTTTCTTATCGCTGTGTTTATTAGCGGCATATTCCCGCATGTATTTCATCCAGCTCACTAGCTCTTCCTTGCCGTTCCAGCGTTGCTTTAGGTTCATTTTCCACACTTCGCCTTCCTTAATTTCCATTACAGCATAACCAGACGATACAGACAAATCCGAGTCGCTGATATTTGATCGTTTACTTTGTTTTTTCATAATTGTGTGTGTGTGTCCTACTGGGCTTTATTGTTACCCCCACTGTAATTTCAGCACATTCCCGTCCTTGTCGTAGTATTTTGCTACTACATAGGTAGTCTCAGGCCACCCGACGAAATTTTCCAATAAGCCAAGATCTTCCTGTAGCTGGCAGATTGCATCCTCGTATCGATCGATTGCTTTCTGTGCCGATTCTTTGTTTGTGTATATTGTAGTGTTTTCCATATTCATGTCAGTCATTTTTGTTCTAAATTAAGCATCACGCTCGGTTACGGTTACATACTTCTTCGGTATGTTTGCGTCTTCTGGAGTGTATATGCGATAGTATTCTCCCTTATCCGCTGCGTAGTATTCTACGTCTACAACTAGGTCAGTTGTTGTCCAGTCTTTAGGCATTGTGTGTATTTTTATGTAGTCCATAGTGTTGATTTAGTTGAGTTAGATTTTATTGAGTTGGTTATAGATCTATTATACCATATGGGTGCTTAAAAGTACATAGATAGATATTGTTGACTATCAGTTACTTGTGCACTTTTAATGAAAAGCTGCTAGAAAGTTGTGAAATTATGATCAAGTTGATAAACTAGATTCATTAAATGTATATAGCATTATACACCAACACTTTAGAGAACTGTCTCTGTTTGGTTGGATTCATATATTATTATACCACAACGGCTTAGGCATGTAAACCATATAAATACAAATATATGCCAATACCGATTTTAGATCTTGGAGAGTGCCGAACAGGCTATGATGATGATACATTCGCTCATCACCTTGAATGGGGTACAGAGAACGTTGATCCACTTATAGTCGAAACAATCGAAGCTTCGGGAATCGTGACAAACGAGGATATCGATACTGGAACGAAACTCTCAGATAATGGTGATTTCACGTATTTGTATTCAGGTAACTTTACGATTGAATCTTTTCCAAACGTGTCGATGGAGTTTAGAGACTTCGAAACCGAATCTGATACAGTTACTATTACTGGTTGGCCACCAAGTGATGAACGTGCCAAAGACATGTTCAATTTTAGTCTTGATCCGAGAGATGCACAAACCTATGAAATTACGATAGAGTGGAAAATCTCAGCAACTCAAGAAGAGGTTGTAATTAGCCCTCCTGGTTCAACCATAGAACCAATTATTGGTAACCACTCTACAGGCAACTACGTCTATGATTCTGGTCTTAATAAGTATGTTCGAACAGACACTTTCACATTCTACATTGATGCAGTAAACAGAACAGGCGAACAGTTTGGTGTAACACTATCAGAATACATGAATTCCAATTTTAGTTATGAAAGTACTGCTGTTAAGAAAGAAGTAGATAGTATCAAATCTGCATTTCCTATTAGTACTGTTGAAGGAAACTATACCTCAACGCAAACTAGTATATCTCGGTCGTATAGTCCATCTAACTCAGAATGGTCTACTAATTATAGTGAAGAACTTGTAATGGACACACTTATCACGAGTGATTCATCGAGTGACTGGGCATTAAGAGTTGGTAAGGGAGGTCAGATATATTCGTTAAAGACAGATTCTCTAGGTGAAACTGTACCTCCTCAATATAGAGGTGATGACTCTGCGCCGTGGGTCGATGAAGTATGGCAAACAGTATCAGTATACTTTGAAGACAGCATACCTAAGTTTAATCACGGATCTGGTATTTATATTAAAGATCCAATTCTAACTGAACCATTCTATACACCAAGGCTTGCAACAGAGATAGATGAGACTGATAGGAGTTTTTACGCGATTAATTGGATGCAACCCAGCGGCGCTTCTGAATACAATGAAGATAATCCTTCGCATATTATAAATCTCACAAAGTACAAGGATCTAGGTGATGGTGTGATCGAAGTAACATTGGGACTGTATAACTTTAATAATACAGAAGTTTATCGTTATAATAATATGCCTTGGGGAGGAGTAAGAAGAACAGCTTTAGAATATAACTATCTTTCAAATACTGATCAAACTTCATATACACAGGTCACAGGGTTCTTTGGCGAATCTGGTGCTGGCTCAGCAAGATTAGTGAATACAGAAGACACCGGAGGGTGGACTACATTTTGTAGTTCGAATTCAGGAGACTACGGCCATTCATTAGGATTCGTATTTGGTAAAGATGACCAGCTCACTAATACATACCAGAAAAATCGTGTTAGACAAGGATATGCATGGCCTCTTTCTCCGCAAGCAAGTGAAACAGACTGGAGAAATTATATGGTGTCAACTCTCAATGTACGACACAATATAAATCAAGGAGAAGGCATATGGAAACGAAACTATTTTGTGTTTGGAGAAACCCGAGCTGATGTTGAAAATAAGATTGCTAATAGAAACTTAGCCAATAATACGCTATTAGAAGATATGAACATCACAGCAAATTCAGTAGATACTATAGGATATCAAATCATTAATGACAATGGTAGTTTTGTTATCGATAAAAGTTCTACACCTGACTTCTATCTTTATTCGGCTCCAGTGAGTGGAACAGTACCAGTCTTTGAGATTATTAAACGCGATAATTCTAGATTCGTTTCGTGGAATCCTTATAAAGTTGGTACACACAAAATGTATGACGACCTCGTTAAGGTTGTTAATCTCCTAGGCTTTACTTCACCCACTGCGGTGTACGCTGATTCGCTAGACAGCGTTTTTGACGGGCCGTTTGAGCATAGCTATAAAGCTGATGGAAAATTATTAAGTGGAGTCATAAGTTAATCTATGGAACATTTACTCATAAAGTAAATAATAGTATAACGATAGGGTATAACATTGTAAGCTCATATTACGTATAAATAGTAAAATGGCAGCAATCACACGCATAGGAGACGCAGATATACCACACTGTTCAGGACCAGTAAGATCTGGTGCGAGTGGTAACGTATACGCAAATGGTATACCAGTCTCGCGACAAACTGATAAGAACACTGTGCACCTTTTGCCTGGTTCTCCTTGTCCATCACACGCTGCTCCGATTGCTGCAGGATCAAGCACCGTAAAAGTTAATAATTTAGGATGTGGCCGTGTAGGTGATGGAATTAGTGGTTGTACTGCTGTTAAAGCTGGTTCACCAAACGTATTTGCAGGTGGTTAAAAACAGTCTTTTGTATAAATAGATATATGACATTAGAACTAATAGCAATGCTCGGAGGCGGAGTCGCTGGCTTCGTAATGAAAATGATAGCATCCCAAGTCGAGAATCAAACTCGCTTGTTCGAACGTATGATCCAAAAACAAAGTGTAGTTGATGCATCGGCTGACCTCGCAGCTAAACGTACTGGTGGCGCAGGTGTACAAATGAGACGTATCATTACATTCTCTGTAATCTTTGCAATCGTTATTGCGCCATTTATCTTCGCATTCATGACTGATGTTCCTATCACAATTCAGAAAGATTCACATTGGTTGTTCGGTTTATTTTCATCAACTAAATGGGAGTCTATTCAAGGTTTCGTTATTCTTCCAGAGATTCGTCAAACTGCACTTGCAATCGTAGGTTTCTATTTCGGAAGTTCACAAGTTAAATAAATAACATTATGCTAAAATCACTAAAAAGAATACTCAATCTAAACATCATAGAGTGGGTCGATAATACACAGAAGGAACATGCTCATCTAGAAGCAGATCAGTATTTCCTCGTTGAATCATCGACCGAAGGTTCTATGCTTTTCACTAAGCACCAAGTAGCTGCAGCAAAGAAGCGCGCTATAAAGAATAAAGAAGATCTTTAAGCTATATGTGCGTCATAGCTGCTAAGTATTTTAAGGGAGTTGGATGGGTCGGAGCGAAGAATCGCGATCGCAACTATCTTCCAACTGTAAACATCGTCCAGTCTAATCGTACTGGAACTCAAAGGTTATACCTTGATGACGAGAAGACTCGTTACACTGAAGGCCTAAACGAGTATGGTGTGTCTATTCTATCAGCATCTCTTTCAATTAAGAGTGATGAAAAAGAAGGTGATAAGGCAGTTAAGAATCGTAGAGCATCTAACTATATGTCACCTGATGGTAAAGACATTCGTGATGCTCTACTCAGTAAAACAATTAAAGGTGCACTTGATCTTTTAATCGAAAGAGAACTCTCAGGTTGCACACTTATATTTGATCAAAAAGAATGTTATCTTTTAGAAGGTGGATTCACTGTTCGTAAGAAAGATGTTGATGATGATAATCCACGCGATTATATCTATAAAGTCGAAAAGGTGAAAGACTACGTAGTCCGATCAAATCATGGAATCTTATTGCCTCAACTTGGTTATAAGAAAGACACTGATGACGAGCATTTTAAACATGCAAGGAAGTCATCTGAAGAACGATTACGTATCGCTCGAGAAGAAGTTGATAAGACTACTGATGCACTCGAGTTAATGAATGCATTGAGTACTACTCCTAACGATGATTCGTTCATGAACCCGATTCGTACAGGTGATACGAAGAAAGAAGATATGGTGACTACTGGCCAGATTCTTCTTATTCCTAAAGAAAAGACGATGCACTATCGACCAATCTTTTCAGAAGTCAATTTTAAGTATAGTAAATTAAACGGACCTGATTCGAAAACATTCTTCGAGATCGTTTCCTCAAAAAAGTTATTAGGATTTAGAGAATTTGTAGATGAGCAGAACTGATTTTAGTACTTCAACAGTGTATCAATGCTTCCTAGAAGAAAGGGAAGAAATACTAAAGCATAAGTGGATTGAATCCGAAAAAGCAGGTAAGGACGTTGGCTTTGAAAAGGCACTCCTTAGTTGGGTACGTAATCACAGAGATGCTTGGAAAGAATCTCATAAACCAAAAACCCTATCAACCGAAGCTGATAGGGTGCAAAGCGAGAAAGAGCTGTATATAGATTAGGTCCACGTTTTTCGCGGCTTCTTAGTTGTGGTTCTCTCTTTCTTCTTGGCTTTAGCTTTAAGGTCATTAAGATCCTCAAAGGCATTATCGTAGAGCGTCAACACTTCTTCGAGTGACTTTTCAACAGTCTCTACTTCTTTGCGACCGACTAGTACACCGGCAATAAAGCCGAATACCCATAGTGCTAGGTTTGTTAATAGAATCATGCTCATATTATATCTTTCTTCTTTTGTTATTATTTAGTGTAGATACCTTGTAGGTAGGCCTCAAATTGCTCGATCTTTTGAAGACGAGATGGCCAAAGGATATATTCCTTTTCCGGGTTTTGCTTGAGATTATTAAGAAGAGGTTGAATCGCGTTATATAGATTGTCAACCTTTTCCTGTGTAGCAGTAGCAACAAGTGTAGTTGCTTCAACTTGCTCTTTAGCATCTTCTGCTTGCTGATAAGTATTTAATTCACTCTCATCAACTAACGTAAATCCAAAATCGTCGAATGGTTCTGTGCTCATTTATTGCTTTCGGTTATTGATTGCTTCATCGATCTTTGGTGTAACCTTATGACCGACGTGCTCATTAAATACAAGAGGACCGCGAGAACGACCTAATCGTTTTGTTTTAGTTGGATTTGGTGATCGTAGATCTACACCTGCTTTTGCTCTTTTACTCATAATGTTTTATTTATACCTTTTCGTTATTAGACTCATACATCGCTTTAATCTTATCGACTAAATCGCGATGTGATAATGTTGATTCAGTGTCACCCACTGCTTGCCTAATTTCCATAATGGAATAGATAGCATGTGCGTAATTCGTTCTTAGCATTTCATTCTCTTCGAGAACTTTCTTTCGTGTTATTTTCTTCGGTTTATCCATAATGTTGTTATTGTATTAGTGATGCTGCATAAAACATGCCTACAAGTACTGTTATTGTCAAACAGTAGAAAGAACATGCTATATAAAAGTCTTTATCGTATCGCTTCATTGTTGTGTTTTGTTCATCGCGAAACTGAATATAATTCGAGGATACTCAGTTGTGATGAATAATAAAATGTTATAGATCGACAATGATAATAGGCAAACAATTGCTATTGGCATTGAGACAATGATTGCCAGATACACGAAGAGTTCTTTTATTAGATTCATGTTACTTTACCTCGTATTTTGAACACTTATCGAGACTTTCTGAGAATGTATCTTCAAATCCGTCTTTATCCTTCTCCCAGCCATTGAAACAATAATCAAATAACCAATCGTGAATTTCGACCTTAGTCATACCTTCGATCCATTTCTCTTTCTCAACCTTAGCCATAAGCTTATCCAAATACTCGTCTTGAATCTTACCCAATTCTTGAATAAAGTCTCCAGTCTTGAATGCTTCGTCGTCTAGTTCTGCTTTTATTTTTACTTTCATAATTTTATAGTAATAGTGTGACAGATGCTACGATAGTAATTCCAACTACCATTCCAGTCATAGGACTACCTAAAAAGTATCCAACGCAACCGCATATCGCGATAAGTGCTAAGGGTTTAATATTCTCTGATATATATTTCATATTAAACTTTCCACTCCCATTCTTCACGATACTTAGCTACTACCTTCACAAGAGCATCCCACTCTTCCCAATCTAAGTTAATTGAATTTCCTTCATTCATTTCATCTTCTCCTGTAATTTTAAGGAACGATCCAGCCGCTTCATCCTGAGGCGATACCTTAATGCAATTATAAACTGGATTAGTTCCAGCTTCGTTATTCGTGATGCTTACTTGTGTTATTGTTTCTTTCATAATATAATTATACCATACTTTAGTCCTTTTGTACACCACTTAATTTATCTAATTCCTTCTGCATAAACTTTGCGGTACCTAACCAACATGCTCTATCATCGGCTAATGACTGAATCCGTGCACACAATGCATGATCATCCGTCTTATACACAGCTTCATCGCCATATAGATCTTTCCAAACTTTATTTATTTTATCAATTATTGCTTCTGACATAATTATTTGTGTCTCGGTACTTTCTTATTTGCGTCATCCATACCCATTGCTAACTCTACAACCATACGCTCACTCCATCCAGCAAACGGACCTCGCATAAAGACTTGAGTCAGTTCGTCAGGTTCGAATCTATCATACTTCTCAAGAGTCAACTTAACCCAATTGTCAGTCGCTTCTTGCCATGCATTTTGTTTTTCTTTGTATTCGTTCATAATGTGTGCGCCCTACTGGGCTGTTGAACTTGCTATTGAACGGTGATCTCGTCCCTCGACACGTTAATTAGTGGTTCT